GTTTGTGACAAGTTATTGCCAATTACTTGCATTCTTTCTTTTTTGCTTTTAGCATTTTCAAATTCATCAAATACTTCATACAGTGTTTTCATCAAAAATCCTCAATTACTTCAATTAAATTTTTAAGTTTGTTGGCTATCAAATAATCTAAAATCTTACTCTTAGAGGCCGGTTTGACTTCCTCATAGGTATTTATAATTTTGTCTTTGATATCGTTTGGAATATTACTGAGATCAATTAGTGCTTGATTTCTTGAAAATCCAATCTTTTCATTTTCGTTATCCCAGTCGGCGTAGTTTTTCTCCATCAACTTTTCCAATTTGATTTTGGAAATTGTTGTTTGACGCAACTCGCGAACAAAGCAATCAGATGGTGACAAAATATTTGGAATGCCATCACCTTTATCACCACGAATGATTTTTTCTTTCAATTCCATCAAAGGATTTTCAGAAATGATAAATTTTTTCTGTGAAGGATTATATTGCTTGACGGCATACTTGCTTGATGAAGTATTGTATTGTTGCAATTGCAGGAAGTCACCATCACTAGAGATAATTAGAATATTTTCATGCATAATGTGACGAGGCACAAGAGTACCAATAATATCGTCAGCTTCGGCACCCTCAACATCAACAACTTTGTAGGGAAAATATTCTTTTAGTTCTTGTTTGAATTTTGACAACATATCAAAGATGAGGTGCCAATCCAAATCGGATTTTTCTCTAGTCTTTTTGCGTCCTGCTTTATAGAAAGGGAATAGTTCGCGGCGCCAATATTTTCGGTTGTCACAACAAAGGACAACTTCATTGTATTCGTTACGGAAGTTTTTAACATGAGTCCTAATGATGTTTAAGATCATGTGCCGAACCAGGCTCTCTTCCAGCTTAATTCCTTTTTGGTTGGCGATTTGTGCCATTAGGCCGGCCAACAATACCTGATTTAGATCAACGAGAATCATAACAAACCTTATAAAGTTTCAATTTCACAAATTCTATCACATGTTTTTGAACTTGTCAATCACACTTTCAATAAATTTATTGGAGGTTGTTGTTTTTCTAGCAACCAACCCATACCAGCCTTGTGGTATTAAAGTTGAAATGTATTCTCTAGGATCCGTCAATATCGCATCAAAGTAATCCAGTTTATCAACATTGTTTTCTTCTGATTTAAATAATACTATATGCCATTCGGGACCCATTGAACTACCACCAATAGGTTCTCCAGCCTCTTTATATACATTTGATGTTACATGAAGTGAAGATTCATCATCTTCTATTGGTAGAAACCATAATGTGTCATACTCTGTTACATCTTCTAGATAACTCAACATTGCAATCCTTTGATGTGCGACTTTCTTACTCTGACCATAATCCAAGAATTATAATATATATCACTTTCTAACACACCATTAATGAATTGTTCTTTTGCTTCAAGATAACCACATTCACCTTTTGATTTACACAGATGCATAATCTCTCTTTTGAAATTTTCTTTACCATAAGTTGCAACATCTTTTTTGAGTTCTTCATTTGAACCATAATAAGTTTGCCAATCACTGGAAATTTTAAAACGTTTCTTTTTTCCTTTAACTTGCTTTGTTTTTGAAGAATAAAAGAATTTTTTTCCAATATACTGTTTACCAGTTGTGTTATTTGTGATTCTATAGACAAAACCATAATATTCATTAATCAAATCTTCGGTGAAGTCTTGATTATTATATAACCAACTTAATCCCATTCTTGATTGTCCGAATCTTCATCGTCTTCATCATATTCTGCAATTTCTTCTATCAGTTCACCACAAAACGGGCAAAATTCTGGATAATCTGCCGATGTTAATTCTTCGACATATTCTATATCATAAGAAGATTCACAGTTGTGGCATTCCGCTGTTATTGTTTTGTTCATCTTTAGTCCCTCTTTTAGGAAACAAATAATTTGTTTGTGTATCTACATAGTACTTAGATACATTAACAAAATTGTTTTTTAACATATAAGCAAATTCTGTTTGTGATTTTATAAAATCGTGACAGGCTTTATTTAATATTTCGTCTTTCACAATCTCATCGGTATAATAACTTTTTGCTCCTTGAATTGTATCAATAAACAATTTTGTCATATCCCATTTTAATCCAAACATTTTAGTCCTTTTCTATTGGTTCCCACTTTGCACACCAGTATGTCGGTCTCACTTTAGCTTTCCAATGTTTGCAATTTTTAGTAGCAGGAACATAGTACTCACAATTTGAACACTTCTTTTCACCTTTAGCTGGTGTGTATTTTGGTGGAAGATTTTGGGGTATTGCTGTACCGTCAGGATACTTTCTTTCCGTCATCTCCCTTAAAGTTTTAAAACTTAATGTGCCCATACATCACCCCAATTTCCTTGTAGTGCGCCTTTTGCATAATCGGTTGCACGGTTCTCAAAGAAGTTTGTGTGAGTGGGTGCGTTGATCATTTCTTCAACCCAAGGCAGAGGATTCTTTTTAACTTTCATAATGCCTTTGAGTCCAAGACTAATCAGACGGCGATCAGTAATGTATCTGATATAACGTTTAACATCAGCAGCATCTAATCCGTCCATATTACCCAAACTAAATGCTAAATCAATAAACTTATCCTCAAGCTGAACCATTCGTTCAGCAATGGTGTAAATTTTTGATTTGAGATCATCGTTCCAAACTTCTTTGTTTTCTTCTATATATGTGCGGAACAACTTGATCATGGATTCTGCGTGTTGAGTCTCATCAACAATTGACCAAGTAACAATTTGACCCATGCCCTTCATCTTGCCTTGTCTTGGGAAATTTAACAACATGATGAAACTGGAGAACAATTGCATTCCTTCGGTGAATGCTGAGAATACAGCAATATGTTCTGCTGTTGATTCTTTTGTTCCGTTACGCGAAGATAAGTCCATAACATAGTCGTGTTTATCTCTCATTTCTTGGTAATCCAAGAATTGATTGTATGTTGTCTCTGGAAGACCAAGAGTTTCAATTAGATGTGAGTATGCGGCAATATGAAGTGCCTCACGTGCGGCAAAACCAGACAACATCATACGCACTTCTGGTTGTGGGAAATACGGCAGATAGTTGCGAACGTAACCACCAGCAACGTCAATATCACCTTGCGTGAAGAATCTAAAAATGTGTGTTAAGAATTGTTTTTCTTCATTCGTTAGTTTCTTTTTCCAATCATTCACATCTTCAGCCATTGGAACTTCTGTATGAAGCCAATGTGACTGTTCATGTTTGAGCCATGCATCATAAGCCCAAGGATAGTTAAACGGCTTGAAATGGTTGCGCTCATCCGTGAGTTTTGTTTCTAATTTCTTAATCATTTATCCAACCTTCTAATTCTTTAAGTGAACGAACACCACTAAATCTCTTAATTTCTATATTGCCATCCTTCATCACCAATGTTGGTACACTTCTAATACCATACTCCATGGCAATATCGGAATGAACATCAATATCAACAACTTCAACAGGAATATTGTTTTTGTTTTTGACAGACTCTAAATTTTTTGCCAATACTTTACATGGTTGGCACCATGAAGCTGTAAATCTTAAAATTCTTTTCATATTAACACCATGAAGTTTTCGCTTCACCATAATATTCTCTGGCGAAACCATTGTTAATTAACATCATTCTTAAACTTTTTCCGTCTAGTAATACATCTCCCAATACACGACCACCATACTTGTCCCAGTCAATAAGAACAACCTGTCTCTTTTGGGATTTATTAATCGTATCTTTAGTGAATTGGGTTGCGGCCTGTCCTCTAGCATCTTCTTGGGGACACTTTGCTCTAAATCCCTTTTCTGGAGTATCGACTCCAAAGACTCTAATTGACAACTCTTTCTTAAGAGGGTCAGGCAGCCAGTTGGCTTGAAAGGCTACGGTGTCGCCATCGATGACTCTTGTGAGTAGTACATCGTATGTGACACCGGCCTTTTCTTTTTGTGCGAATGCAATTAACGGAACAAATAATAGTGTCAGTAATAGTTTTTTCATTTTATCCCTCGCAAGCTAAACATTCGTTACCTTGAGCAATAGCGTTCATGTCAAGTTCTTTAATAACTTCACGCTCAATTCTTTTCGAAACCTTATCGGCTTTGGCTAGTTTTTCGCTACGGCAGTAGTATAGAGTTTTCAGGCCTTTTTTCCATGCCAAGAAATGAATGGCATGTAGATATTTAATATTCACATCTGGGCGGAAGAACAGATTGAGTGATTGTGCCTGATCGATGAATACTTGTCTATCGGCTGCATGTTCAATTACCCAACGTTGATCGATTTCCATGGATGTTTTGAACACAGCCTTTTCGTTTTCATCCAACATACTTAGATGTTGACAAGAACCATCATTAGCAATAATTGACGACCATGCATCAGCATATTCTTCACCCGTCAATCTTGCGCGAAGCAAAGCGTCCAAATATCTGTTCTTATTTAAAAATGAGCCAGATAGAGTGTCCTGACGGTAAGCGTTAGCACGATAAGGCTCAATACTAGGGCTAGTATTTCCCATAATGATAGACGAAGAAGCATTTGGAGCAATAGCCATAAGATGACTGAAACGCTTGCCAGTGCCCACAGCATCGGGTGCTTCACCGCGTTCCAAACCGAGTTGAAGATTTGCTTCATCTAGTTTCTCCCTAACATGTTTGAAAATCTTATTATTTAATACTTTCGCCATTACACCTTCAAAGGCAACATTGTTCTTTTGTAGAAGAGCATGAAAACCGAGGGCACCAATACCGATAGAGCGTTCACGGCTAGCACTATATCTTGCGCGTGATATGCTGTCAGGAGCATTATCAATGAAGTGCTGAAGAACGTTATCGAGCATCTCCGCAACGTCCCGAAGAAATAGTTCGTTATCTTTCCAATCATCATAATACTCCAAGTTCAAAGAAGAGAGGCAACACACAGCTGTGCGTTCTTCATTAGTGGGAAGAATAATTTCAGAACAAAGGTTCGATTGATGTACCTTTAAACCTTTATCTTTTAACCATTGTGGCAGATGACGATTACTTGTGTCAATGTAATGAATGTATGGTTCGCCTGTGTGCATACGGAGTTCTAGAATCTGTTGCCACATATGTTTAGCGGAAACAACTTCACGAACTTCTTTTGTATTTGGGTCAATCAACTCCCAATCATCACTCGCCTGTGGATCCAACATGCAGTTTTCAATGACTTGCATGAATTTGTCCGAGATATTAATACCATGGTGTAGATTCAAACATCTTACGTTTGGATCACCCGTTGGTTTACGCATCTCTAAGAAGGGAATAATATCAGGATGACTAATATCAAGGTAAGCAGCATAACTTCCACGGCGAGTACGGCCTTGGCGATAAGCCAAACTCGATGCATCGTAAATCTTGAGGTGCGGCATAACGCCAGTAGATTTATCATCCGCCGAACGTATCCCGAAGCCGATACCAACACCACCGCCAAACATAGACAGCCAATTAGTTTCAGAAAGATTGTCAACTAGACCCTCCGCAGTATCTTCAATAAAGTTGAGAAAACATGAGATAGGTAAGCCACGCTTACTGCGCCCATAACTAAGAATAGGAGTACTATAAGATAACCAATGTTTACTGCTATACTCATATAGACGCTGAGCGTGAGCCACATCGGTTCCGAAAGCTTTGGATACGTATGCGAACCTGTGTTGTGGTGAGACTTCATCTTCTCGCATGTAAGATTCTTTAAGTCTTTTGATTCCAAGTTCGTCAAATAGTCCATCTCTTTCTAAATTGATACTAATGCCTAGATATTCTTCCATATATTACACCTTATTTTTCTAGTATTGTTTTAATGTCTGGTGGAGTCCAACCATCTGGTTTCAAAACTTTTCCATCTTCTCTCTTCAGGACTTTTCCGTTCGGAGAGATTTTTGCCAGATTACTCCTTGCAACTTCATTCCACACCTTTTGTTGTGGTAAATTTAGGGTGATCTCTAGGCCTTCAATCACCCATTTCAAATCCGCACACGCATCGGCAACTTCAACGATATCACGATTGGCATAAGCTGCCATCAATTCTTTGAATTCTTCAACAACAAGATCAAGATATAGTTCAGATTGATTACCAAAACCTCTTTCTTTCTGATCACATGCATCCATGAATGTTTTTACATCTTTACGGCTGTTCATTCACATACTCCTTGATCATTGGAAAAATCGGTTCAATTGCATCTGCACAGGCAAGAGCAACTTCTTGGTGTTCTTTTTGTGTTCCGTTTGCGCTGCGGAGTTGTATATAGTGAACCCAAGAACGCAGTGTTCCATTCATGTACATTCTTGATTTCGTAATACCTTCTGGCAAAACGGCACGAGCTTGTTCTTTTGCAATACCCTTATCTAATGCGAACTGATATGCATCACCGGCAACTCTAATAACTTCTTTCTGGTAATTTTCCCACCAAGTATGAAGTGCTAAATTATCAGTTTCGACACTATTCTGACGATTCTTCAAATCTTGCAATCTTGCTTGACGAGTTTCGAATCCGAGTTGCGAAGCATCTGCATAACGTTGTGAAAACTCTTGAAAAGAAAACGAACGATGGCGGAGAATCTGTCGTGCAATATCACGTGTAGTTTCAATTTCCAAACAAACGGAAACCATCTCCAACGGCGACCAGTGTTGGTTCTTAATCAGATAACGAACTAGTTTCTCCGATGTTTCGGTGTTGTTTTGGTTAGACGGATTCGAAACCCTGGCACAGTATGCGACCTGATCCAAAAGACTTCTCTTGGATGGTACATCTACTCCCATGATGTTTTCAAAAGGACCTTGCGAATAATTAATTAAAGTTACTTTCATTCATTTTCTCCATTATGTTTTCTTCCAATTTACGAATTCCATCTTTGCTCTCAAATTTACAAAGGTGTTTTTACTTATAATATCTTGAATTTCTTCTGGTGAAAAACCAGCCAAGACCATATCATTAATATCTTTTTCTTCAATCATTTCTGGCCAGATAACAACATTATAATGTTCTTCAATGGCCTTATCCATTTGCTTGTGCAGTTCTTTGTTTCTTGGTTCATTATCATAAACCAAAACTACTTTGCTTTTATCAATATGTTTCGCGGCAGCCGTCAAATTTGAGTCGGCTGTTGCAACTGCATTCTCTAGGAACAACGAATCAATCGGACCTTCAACAACATAAACATATTCTTCTTTGTTGATGTTATCTAGACCAAAGATTTTGTGATTTTCATCAGTCAATTTTACAGTTATGTATCTCAATTTGGATTCACCAAGAGCTCGACCTTGGAATGCTACCAAATTCTTTTCTTCATCATAAAATGGTATGACTAGTCGCGGATCTTCATCTTTCAATCCATCTTTTTCAATATTCAAGGATTCCACAAACTTTTTAAAGTCTTCGGCATAATAAAGATTTGAATACTTACTTTCGGGAATTTTCCTGTTGTTAACATACACTTTTGCATAATGTTCATCAGGCAAATCAGCAATACAAGGCAAATCCAATTTCTTTTTAAAAACTGGCTTTTCTCTTACTTCTTCAAAATCGGGTTTTGGGTAGTTTTGATTACCATCTTCGCCGTTCTTGTATCGTTCTAGTGCATATTCTTTAACTAGACTAGAATCAACCTTTTCCAGAAAATTGTAAAAGGAAGTGGATGCACCACAATTGTGGCATCGGTAAAAATAGTCGTTCTTTTTGCGGTAAACATAACCACGGGCTTTGGTTTTGTTTTTTGTGGAATCACCACAAAGAGGGCACCTGAAATTGTACAGATCAGGCTTCTTTGTGGTGAATTTTTGAAGCTTCGGGGAAACCCTCAGCAGAAAGGTTCTATCAATAAAAACAGACATAACGAAAAGAAAAAGTTTACAAGAAACTCTATTCTACATCAATCAAATAAAAAATGCAAGTAGTTTATCCAAATGACCAGAAAATATACCGGCAACGGCAACTCCACCAGCAACCATCCACATGGTTTTTTCTCGGATTTTTTCCAAGGCGCTAAGCTTTTTTGCCAGTTCGGCATGTTGGGAACAAGATGCGTCATACATCTCTTTTAGTTGACTTTTTAAATCTTCACGTGTTCTATCTAAACAATCGTGCATATCTTTCACATCAACTTTTATGTCGTCTATTTTTTCACTAAGATTTTCCACCTTAGTTTCGACAACACCCAATCTTTCTGTCGTAGTTGCCATTTTTATTTCTTTGGAGGAGTTGGAGGAACTTGTGTTCCCTCAAGTTTCTTATGTGCCTTCATTTCTTTACAATTTTGCTTCACGTTGCCCTTGGCATCTTTAACCGGCTTGCCTTCTTTGTCTTTAACATCAACGCAAACTTTTACCTTTTGTGGTTCTGATGCTTTTGGTGCTGGTGCCGCAGGTGTTGCGTAAGCGGACGAAATACTGAATAATAGTGCGAAAGAAATAAGTAAAGACTTCATTTTAATTTTCCCTTTGTTTTGATGCGAATTTTTCACTTGCTGTAAAACCTAATCCTGCAACTACGATGTACATCATTGATTCAAATGTATTTGGATCAATCTTTAATCCAAAAAACAAATCTGAAACGAATGCAACACCACATAATATAAATGCTAAAAATGTAACAACCCTTTTGCTGCTTACACAATCATTTATCCCATCGGAAAGCATGCTTCTTATATAGTTCATTTATAACTCTGGTTGTGGTGCCATTGGAGGCGCTGGTCTTCCACCGAAGCCTGTTGTTACTGATGGTGCAGGCATAGGCATTGGTGTGGGTGCATATGGTGAACCTGGCATCGGTGTGAAATTCATAGATGGTGCAGGTGCAGGTGTAGATATTGGTGTTGGAGGACGTTCCCATCCTTTATTGGCAGCATCTAGTGCAGCTCTCTGCGCTTCTTTATCATTGCCCGCCAACATTATACCAGACAGTGTTCCTGTCAAGAATGTTGCAATAGGAATAATCAGTTCAAAGAATTTCTGATCGATTGGTGAAATAGCATTCAATGGCTGAGTCACGAAAATGATGGAATAAAGAACAACAAAGACAATGCCAGTTAACGTTAAAGCTAAGCAAATGCCAATGAAAAACTTCAAACGAGCCATCAATTGGTCTTCTGTATACAATTCATTATTTTCCACAATTAGCTCCTTGATTCTGATTTACTGGTGTACACGCTTGAGGTGTTTGGGGTGCAGCACCCGGTGCTGGTGGAGGTCCAAGTCTTGGATCTCTCTGACCTTTAAATATATGTTCTGGGCAAGTTCTTGTTACATCACACTTTGGTAACTTGCAAAAGTCTTTTTCCCAATTGTCTGGATTTTGACATGGGTATCTGAATTTATCCCCACCAAAGAAAGCCAAAGCGACAGGTAACAATATTAACCCTGCGGCGACCATGAATAGTTTACGATCATTCATTCTAGACATTTCATACACCTAAAACGTGTAGTGCGTGTTCATAATGTTTAATACGATCATCTAGACCGATGGTTCCACCATTGATTCTCTTTGTCAGTGTGATGATATCACCCTTGTCTGCCCACTGATTCAGATTGTTTGTTTCCCAGAACCAACACGCAGACTGAGCAGCACCTTCAAATGTTGCCATGTATTCTGCACATTCTTCGACAGAGATACCTAACGAACCAGCAAAGAAAGTATAGTTGTCTTTACCTGTCAATTGAATCAGACCACGGCCACGATATCTGAATCCGTCACCAGAAGATTCATCACCATTACCCATGCGTGATGCATAGATGCGGTTTGCGATTGCTTCTTGTTTGTTTGGGCGAGAACAGTATTCGTTAGCCAGTTCGTCCGTTGGGAAATATTTACCAAAAAGTTTTCTTAGAGATTGTGGTCTATAGTTTAAGTTTTCTTGCAGTACCATGAAACCACCAGATTCGTGAGCGCATTGTGCAACGAATGCAGCAATACGTTGTGGTGTGTTTATTTGGTATTCTGGTAATAACTTAGACAGAGCACTGTGCCAATAATCAATATAAGGATTTTTTGGCAATAATTTTTTTAATTGATCTTTAGTCAGTTCCATTATTTTGCACTTTCATAAATCGTTTTTTGAATTTTATACCATTCAACAATACCATCATGTTTCACAGCACACTCATAATATGTTGAATAATTCTTTGCAATGACTCTACTAATATCACTCAACTTAGCATTTTCTGGCACTTTTTCTAATTGTGGGCAACTAACCAATAAAGTTTCTGGAATTTCTGGAAACTTAGCCTTTACAGGAACCGAAACAGTTGCACAGCCAGTTAATAAAATCGCTGATAAAATTACAAGATATTTCATTTTTTCTTCTCCGTTATCAACGTAGGAGGAGTTGCAGCATCATTTAAAACTTTAAAGAATTCTTTTGGTATTTCACATTCACCGCCAGGCAAGAATTTCGTATCGTATCTAACAACTTCTCTGTCAATATACTTAACTACTTCTTCACCCTTTTCTCTAATTATTTGTTGTTTAGTAACAACCTTCTCAACTATCTTTACATTCTCTTTTGCAGATTCGGCTTCAGCGGCAGCAATTTTTGCTTCTAGTTCTTTAACTCTGGCTTGCCACGCTTCTTCATTCGATATGGCGCCAGACATGTATGTACCAATAGCAACTAGAATGACCGAGATTACTTGTATTGGCGTTCTGTAGACATAAACAAATGGGATAAACTTCATTACAAAGGATGCAATGATGCCTAACAATCCCATGAAAAAGATTGCGTAAAATATCCAATCAGGCAACCACTTCAATATCCACATTTTATGCCTTTTGTTGTTTGCGCTTGAAGAATGACATTACTGGGTTTCTTTTCTTTGAAACACCAGGTTCACCGCCGGCGCCACCTGAGCCAGCAATGTTTCCTGTGCCGACTGCATTTGTTGGTGCAGCACTCATTGCATCTTCAGAAACTGACTTCCAACCACCACCCATCGATTTGTATTTCTTGGATGCCCAAGCATTTGCATATGCGGATGGATATACTGCAAACTTTGATTTTGCTGCAGCCTTGGCTCTAGCCCATTTTTCTGGGCTTGTTGGTTTATTCTTTTCTTGTATTTGTTGAACTTCTTCAGTCTTAACATTAATTGGTGCACCACGGCGTTCTGGATTTGGATCTTCTCTACGCTTACGTTGTGCTGCTGATGCACGACCAGCTTTACCCAAAGAATGTGCTTTGGCCTGTGGTAAACATTTTGGTTTGCCTTCGCCAGGTTCTCTTGCACAATCACCTTTGATATTACCCTTGGTGTCCATGCGTACCCATTTTTGTTTGAACCACTTTCTCAGGTCCTCTTGAATGGATATTTCTTCTTTTGTACAACTGCCGGGAGAATAAGGTGCTTTACCAGGAACAGGTTTGTGCCCTGGCCAGCATCTTCCCTTTTCGTCTATGTATTGTTTGAATGTTTTCATATTTTGAGTAATATCTCTGCGACATTTGTTTCTAACGGAATTTCAGCAACAAGAATATTCTTTCCTCTTATTCCGTACACAACATCAGGTGCAATGTCCAGATAAGCTAGAAAAGTTTTCAAAATATCATAATCGCGTTCATCAATCTTATAAAACAATATTCTTGCTGTCACTTTAGGACCAAAAACATTGTTTAATAAGATGATGTGATTTAAAATCAGACGTTCTTTAAGGGATTTTGTTATCTTATATCTTCTGAATAATCTTTTTAGATATTTTATTCTTTTGATATCTCCCTCAAATTCGGACAAAATGCAATGCGGCGAAACATATGCCTTCATCGCATACATTACAAAATTGTCTTCATTCAAATCATCAAACATCTTATAAAAAGGGGATGGCTCTCACCATCCCCAGTTTAATTACATGATTGTAATTACTGCGTTTGCAGATGTTGCAGATACGCCTTGGTCTGCGGCTGTAACAACTGCGCGGAACACATAAGCGTTCGCTGCGGCTGTCTTTGGATAGACAAGCAGTGTTGCTGTTGTTCCACCAACATAACCTGTATTGGTTGGTGTGCTGTTTGCAACGTTTGTCCAACCCAGAGCGCCTGTGTTGCTGTTGACTTGCCACTGGTAAGACAGTGTTGCAGAAGTATTTCCAACCAGTGCTGTACCGACTGTGAACGAGGCGG